CACCACAGAACCATGATCTGTCGTTTTGATTCAACTGTGTAACCGGGCTGAGTTGGCTGTTCTTAACAAGCCCACACAAGTTCAACCTCGGGTTCCGCTTCGAAACCCGCGTGATCATACACGCCTTCAAGGTCAAATACTGAGAAAGGAAATCTGCGAGCCTGCCGCAGGATCTGCCTGAGTTCTACTCCCTTTTCTGGGAGGGTAGTGAGATATCGATGATAAGAGAAGCGCGAAGCTAAGAGCATATTCTCCAAATGTAGAGGGTTACTGACTGACCGCTCCCAGAACGAATCTGGGTAGTCACCATAAACCACTCCGCAATNACGGAAAAATCCTCGAAGCTCCCAATGCTGCCTCCAAAAACACTCGCGAGCGGACCTTGAGTCCCAGAAATCCGAGCTAATCAACCTCATCAATGGTCCTAAGACCGCTAAATAAGGTGTTAGCCCCGATTCTGGGCTCCCATTCCGCTCCACACACTTACCCTTACCCCGGGACATGATGACCCCCATATTCAAGTAAGGAATAACATCTACTCTTCTCACGACACGGACAAAATCATCCACGTCATGAAAACCCAGCCTAAAAAGTACGGAATTGATCTGACAGACGTCACTTTGATAGAGGTTCTTTCCTAAAGACGGAAAAAACCCTACCGAAACAACATCCTTCAACCACTCCTTGTACTCATCAGGCCAGGCACAGAATAGTATATCATCCCCGTTGACTAATACACGGGGGGCTTCTCGTCCCAGCCGATCAAATGTGTACTTAAACACTAAATAATTGGCAAGACAAAGGATAGGAAAACTCAACACATGACCCATGAGCTGGCCATTAGATTGTTGAACAATCCCGAGATCCGTTGATCTCCAATGGGTATAGAGTTCACTAAAGCTGTCCTTCTCCCGCGAGAGAGGATCTTTGGTATAGTCGATCTTAGCGCGACTAAACGACTCCCTTATCCTAATCTGTTCTTGGTGAGGTAATGCTCTAAAAGCATACCCAAGAATCATTTCGGACACAGAAGACGCCAGGTTATCAGTGGCACCTGAATAATCGCCACTAACAAAACCCTTCCCCAGTTCATAAGAACCAGAGACATACCAAATGTCCTCCTCACTTACCGGCCGTCCTATAAGATTAAACTGCCTAAACTTCTTCAAGTAAGACCAAAATGCTGACTGCATTGTATTCCAGTCAATATATGATCCACTCGATGGTTTGGTGATAATCCTGCCCTTCATAGGCTCCAAGACAACCGCCGGTTGTACGTTACTAGTACGCCAGGGCATCTCTCTTCTTACCTGCTTCAGCACGTCACGGAGTTCACTATCAAACAGAACTGACCCATATACTGGGAAAAAGTCCAAATGTTTGTTGTACTTTCCGTCGACCGAACGCACGGCATAACCGAGAAATTCTGGGGAACGAACCAACCGGGAAGGTTTCCACTTCCGCTCATCCACCTCCATCCAATCAAGATCCTCAATGTTAACATCAAAGAGATGATCGGCGAGACCAACCTGCCCTCCTGCAGCCATACTCGACTCGATAGTCGATTTATGACTCAAGAGAGCCCGGGTACTCCGCCCAAAGGCATTTTTCATTATTCCTGGGAGTTTAGGAAACTCCTCCCACAGCTTCGCCTGAATGTAGTCTTCAAGATCCTCTGGAACATCCACCTGCTTAGTTAAAGCATGGGAATGATCTAGAAGAGACTTATCAACAGCATCAGGACGAATGGGAAGAAGACCTTTCTTCAACCCCTGGAACAACGAATACACCTTTACGGAGTCTCGCATGGCCACCTTCGAGCGGCCCCTCAACGCCAAATGGCGGTAAACATTGATGAACCAACGCGGAAACACCCAACTACAATCTTTCGATCGCATCAGGGAAACCGGCTGATCCGTCTGGAAATAGTTCGCAAAAATCTGATTTATAGCAACTTTCAAGACCTTGATTAAAGATCCCGTCAATGCCAAAACCAAAAGTTTAGGGCGAAGAACCTCCATATCCTCTTCGGATAGAGATCTCTTTAGAACTATTCCCGAAAACTTGGACAGAACATCCAAATAATCGTTCACCTCCTCGTAGATTAAATCAACGAGTTTGTCCACCTCGCGGAGTGACCACTGTCCAGCACCATACAGTGTCCAATAATCCGCCACATCCTTTCCACAGATCGGAACTCTGGGAAATTCTTTCCTGACGCCATCAAAGGCATCAAGGGAATAGAATTTCTCCAAGATAGAGTCCAACTTGGGGGAACAACCAACTGGGTCGTGCTCGATTGTTAGGTTTAGCCTTACCATCGCTAGCTGTATTAATCGTCTGACTTCCATAATCTTAAATTGTGTAAGTACAGATGCTTGATCTGCACGCCCC